TCTAGCCTCATCAACTGCTGTGTTAATTCTCTGGGCACCAACAGCAAGTTCAGGCACTGCCACATCACTTGCCGATGTTGCTATATCAGCAAGCTGTCGCAAGCTTGAAGACACTATGTTTGCCGGGTCACCTGTGATGCTTGATGTTGCGCCAGCAATAGCACCTGCTGCTGCGCCTGTCAGGTTAGTAACCAATGAATTGATGACGTTCTGCGCACCTGATGCTACTTTGCTACCTGCTGCTACACCACCTAAAACAGTGTTCTTAAATTCATCAAATGTAGTTGGTGCTTTTTCATAAACATCTGATGGTGGTCGGTAAGCCACCTCAATAGGTAAAGCTACTCGTTGACCTGCTGCCACCCTAGGAGATTGTGAAATCAAATAAGCCTGATAACGCTGATCAAGTGTTTTGGGATCGATGCCAAGCTTAGAATCGCCAACCACCGCCTTGAATTCTTGCGGTGACATGATCCGTGCTGTCGTTGCATTGTTGGCATCAAATCCCAACGGCGTGCTCATGAGAGAGCGTTCCCACTCCGTTGCGCCTGAAGTGTCAATTCCTTTGACTTGCGTGGCTGCTACGGATGGCGAGTCAGGCTTAGCCGTCTCATAAAGCTTGCCGTTATAGTTAAACGACGCACCCTTGCCGTACAGCGTCTCAGCAGCTTCGCGTGCCTTTTCAAGGCTCGGTTGGTTGCTAATTAACTGCGCCTCAAGCCTAGCCAAATCGTAATTGGTGTAATCCAACGAACCCGCTCTGAAAGCACTCTGAAGTTTTTGTGCAGCCTCTACACCCTCGAATTCAAGGGCGCCCGAGGCTAATGCCTGTGCGTAAGTCAGCGCATTGTCAAAGCCAGCAAACTCATCTGTGCCTGTCGGTGTGCCTGAGATGTCGGTTTGAATAACAGCCCTTGGATTAGCAACCAGACCAACGGCCACATCAGCGGCCTGAGCCGCCTCTGCATCGGTTGCGCCAGCGTCTTTGGCCGCTGTGAATGTTCTTGTGGCCAGATCCTGTTTAGCATCAAGACTTTCTTGCCCGGCAGTGGTAAGGCCGGCTATGTCTAACTGCTCAGACGTTAAATTCTTTAGACGATCAACCGTCCTGCCAAGATTCACTGCTGTGGATGCAGCAGCAACAAATTGCCCCTGATCCAGTAAGTTTTTAATACGCAGTGCCGTACCGGCAGTAGTTAGTTCTGGTGTATTTGATAAGTCACCGGCAAGAATTGCTGCAACGTCATACTGCCCATTATTTAAAGCGTCAACAACTTTGGCTGCTTTAACCGCATCATTGACTGTAATGCCACCACCCAAATCAAATGATCCAACCTGTGGCATGACATCAGAGCCAAGCAAGGATGTAGCAATCCGAAATGGGTCTTTGCTTTCAACAGCCTCGTAGACATTAACGGCAGTTGCAACCACGGGAGGCAGAAATGCCTTTGCAAAGGCTGTCCAGTCACCCTCCATGGCGCCTCGTATGGCTTTGTAAGCCACTGCAGGAATTTGCCATGGCCCTGGCACAAAAGACAGTGCTGAAGCAGCCATATCAAGGAACGCCAGGCCCATGTCCTGCTCTACGGCACCCTTGTACATCTTAGGATCGCCAACAGGAATCAGATTGTCGCCATCAGCACGATAAAGCTGTGCCATGCGTTCACGATTAGGGCCGCCTGTTTTCCCTGCCAGCATGAAAAAAGCATTGCCCTGAGCAATATCTTCAGGTGTTATTTGATCTTGCCCAACCTCTTGCAATTGACCATTAACAACCTTATAAGCACGAGCGTCTGTTGATGTGTGGCCATAAACAGCATTCGCAATGACAGGATTGTTTTTGGTTAAGTAGTCAAGTGCTGTGGCTGGTGCCGCCTGATAGCCACTAATGTAAGCATCTGAGTCGCCGCTTCCTGGCGAATAAATTGGCGTCTCAACAAAACCAAAAGGTGCTTTAGCTGTTAAATCTTGAGCATCAATACCAGCCTTCCAATCTGCAAGCTGTTGAGCCACTGATTTACCTGGACCTTGCTCGGTATCATAAATTTCACGAAATGTTGGAATGGCCACGCCTTTGTAGTAGCCAGATCCTCCAAGCTGTTCAGTTACATTGCCGAAGCCGCTAGAAAGCACGCTGCCAGGCCTGAATGTTTCAGGGAAAATTTGCTCGTAAGTTTTGCCCGTCGCACGCTCAATATCTTCTTGGGATACACCCCATTTTGTTGCTTCAGCAAGGGCAGCAGCCTCAGTTGGATTGGTAGCCAAATAATTCAGAATGTTCTGATTCATGGCATCAAGGCCAATGCCACCCTGACCAATTGCTGAACGATAAGCCGCTGAGCCAATGGGAGCTATGCTCCCCGTACCTGATGGCGTTAGGCTTACATCAGCCGTGGGTGTCAAAGTAGACAGACCACCTTGAACAGGTGCTGCAGGCGCAGAACTTGCCTGGTATGCCTGATAATCTGCATAACTAGGTTGCGCTGCAGTTTGTAATGGCCCTGAATTGATCTTATCAACATAAGAAATAGGCCCAGCACTTCCTAAAGCTTCATCAAGATTGACGCCATAATTCTGCATGGCGGCATTAACCAAGGTCTGATGATCATAACCTTGACTTTTTAAATCGTTATAAAGCGTGCGCAGATCTTCTGGTGAAATAGACAAGGCCATGTCAGGTCCTCGTATTCATAGCGCCAACAACAGCCTGCGCCCAGTCTTGCCAGTCCTCGAACCCATAAGGCTCAGGGATCGCTTCATTAGAAAATATATCAATAGCTTTTAGTCCTGTGCCCCATGACTTCCAGTCTACCGAAGGCCCAGGAATTTGCAGTTGTTGGCCAGCATAAGCCTCACACATGAGGGCTGCCCATGAGTCAAAGGTGTGATACCGCGGGTCATAAACAACGGCCAAACTCATGTTGAGTAACCCCTTACATCGCCTTCATCAGCACTGATCAAGATCTTGCCCAGTTGATAGTTGCCGCCTGCGACGTTACTGACAAATTTTAACCGCAACTCACGGCGCTGCTCTTTCATATCTACCTTGCCTGTGCCTGGCGCAAAGGTATAAGGTCCTGTCGTGCTGTCTTGCTCTTGGGCATAAGGCCTGCCTGTCACATAGATTTCCATGTCTTGTGACTGCACAAAATCAGGCTCGACACGCTCAACCCTTAGCCACTTATTCTCACCCACCGGCGAGGGCTGAGAAGGGCCGCCAGAAACAAGGCCAAGATCAGAGGTCTCAAAATAACTTTCAATAGCATTGGCTTGTGTAAAGACAACTTCATCCGTGCCCACTTCATGCTGCCATAGCGAAACAAATGACATCGTCGTATTAACCGTAAGTTCAAAATCAATACCGCCACCTGCAAGGGTTGCGGTTAAGGTATCGCCTACCTCATAGCCCGTTCCACGATCATTAATCTGCACAGAAGTGACTGCATTGCCTGACACAACAATGGTTGCAGTAGCGCCTGATCCTGTGCCGCCTGTTAGCGGTTCATACGAGTAAGTGCCATTGGTATAGCCTGAGCCATCATCGGTGATGGACGTATCAAGCACGCCACCCGTGTAATTCGTTACCCAGCCAGCATTGACGGGAAAGCGAAAGACTTGCGAGAAGTAACCCGCGGATCTTCTTGCGCCCATCGCCGTGCCAAGGTCATACCAGACATTCTCACGAATGTTATAAATCACTGCATCGTTGCACTCGGTTGAGTTGCCACGAGGATAGAACCACCAGATCTCTCCAAACCTTGGAACCTTGGTAGCGTAGACCTTTTGCCGTTGCGTATAGTTTAAGTTGTCAAAGAACCAGTTTTGGTTAAACGGATTTGGGATCTCTTTAACCACACCGTTATAAAGCAAGAAGCGATCAACGCCACACCAATAATAGATGCCGTCATACTCAATTACTGATTGAGCAGACAAAATCGAGCTTTGCGAACTGATGATGTCGTAACGCCAAAAGGTTGGCGGTGCAAAGTTACCTGTGCCGGCCACACCCAGCGAGGTTGGCGCAAAGGACACGCGCACAAGCGAGTCAAGCGACCAGAAAAGTCCTGACGGTGAATTTGAACCGCCTCGGACTGGTAGACCCTGAACAATCTTGCCTGTAGCTACGTTCACTGCGTTAGCTTCAGCAGACACCCAATCGTCTAGATTGCCTGACGCACAGTTGCGGATCAGGCCATCATTGCCATACACAAAGACATAAGGGTGCAACGAGACGACGCCGCCTGATACCGACACTTCGTTATCAAAGGTCAGTGTCGTATTGGTCAGTGTTGCTGTGGCTGCAGTATCGAGCACCAACGCTGTTAGCTGTACGGAAGCCACACGCGTGCCTGCTGGAATTCCTGGCCCTGTTACTAATTGACCTGCGCCGATGTTTAGATTGGTTGTGGCTAATGTCACTGCTGTTGATGCATTAGTAATGCTAGCAGCTACTTCTGTAAACACGCCTATCGGTCTAAAGTTTGTCCCCGTAAAATCAGCCGCCAGGACCGGCGTATTGATCTCTGAACTGATATTGCTTAAGTCCTGCGAAGGATGTGCTAGAAGCTGGTTTTGACCACTTCCTGAGGCATCTTTGAAGGTATCAAACTGCCAAAGGTTTTCAGCACTTGGCGTAAAGCAACTATCAACCGTGGCCACTTGAAATGAAAAGCCTGAGCCACCGCCAAGACTGGCATTATCAACCGTAAGCTTGTCATAAACCAGATAACCAAACCCGGCACCTGTAATAGTGACGCTGGAAACCGTACCGCCACCGCCTACGACAACAGTTGCTGTGGCACCAGTGCCCGTGCCTGATGTAACGTATTCCACTGGCAAACCGTCATAAGTTCCTGGGGTGTAACCTGATCCTGCAACCAAAACATTCGTTGTCAGAATGCCGCCGCCAAACGTAAAGTCAGTAATGCCTGCGCCAACCCCGTTATTGTTTACAGGAATGACTTGAACGCCATCACTGTAGCCGCTATAAATGTTGTTATAAGTGTTTTGAGGCACTAAATAAATGCCCCGCGAGGGGCCGGCAAGTTGATCGGTGATTTGACGGTAACCGCCAATCTTACGAGGCCTGCCTCGTTGAAACCTTACCCAGCGGCCATCAACATAAAACTCGCGATCAAAGACCGTGCCATCACGTTGAATGCCAGGCTTGGTGTCAAGCGCAAAAACACGCTTGGTCATTAGAACGTGCCCCCACTGACGCCGCCTGTAAAGTTGCCCGTGCCCGTTACGTTGATACCGTTTGCATCCACATCTACAATCTGATTGCCGAGTACCGTAATACCAAAGCGACCTGCGCCAGGTCGATAAACACCTGTATTAGTCTCTGAGCTAAAGTTGAGGCTTGGACTTGCAGCAGATCCATTAACAAGACTAATTGCCGTGCCGCCTGCTTGCGTGGTATTTGCATTTAAAACATTGGTGCCATCACAAAATAAACTAGCCTGTCCTGATGCCGGAACCGTGGCTGTAGCTGCGCCTACAGCACCCGTTGAAATGGTCAGCGTTTCACCGCCTGGTGCTGAGCATTGATTGCTAATGACGTAAAAATTGACAACCGGCGGGATGATGACAGTGACGTTACCTGATAAGGTCCCTGTAAAAATCATCAACGTATTGGATGCCTCACTGGCGGTCAGCGTAACCGTGCCAGTAGTCACTGCTTTGGTTAAGACGCCAAACTCAAATTGGGTACTAACGCCATAACCTACCGTGATAAATGCCGTACCCGTGCAAACAATGAAAGCCGACTCGCCCGGTTGAAATGCTTTGGCTACAGCACCATCAAGCAATTGACTTGATGTGGTATTGATCGTTAAGGTGCCCGTGCCATTATTTTTGAGCAACATAAACCAGTTGTTGCCCAGCGTTGCAGCTAAAGGCAGTGTGGCAGACCCCGCACCGCCACTCCAAATATACGTTTGCGCCCGATCAGTGGTTGCAAAGGTTGCCGCATCGACTAACGAAATAACAGGATGGCTTTGATTGAGCGTAGCGCCACTAGCGACTAATCCTAAACCTGCAAGCGTGCCAGCATCAGCCGATGATGTACCCGTGCCAAAGGCAATATTGCCCCAAGTGCCCGTAGCTGTTGGGTTGGCTGTGATGTAAACGTATTTGGCTTCACCTGCAGCAATTGATACGATGGTATTAGTACCTTCGTAGTCCTTCACAGTAAATGTTGTTGCACCAACATTTCGGATCAAAGCATCTTGGCCAACAGAAGCTTGATTGGCTGGGGGCATGTAAAGCGACAAACCACCGGCAGTGGCTGTCACGTTCATGATCCTGGCAGCAAAATCATCGGTTGCGTTGCCGTTGATGGGCCACTCAAGCTGCGTATTAGCTGAGAGCGTGACAGCCCTAAACGAAACATCCGTAGGCTGTATGACGTTACCTGTAAAGGGTGAGTTATAGCTCATAGTTAACTATCCACAACGACGGCTTGACGATCTGCCACGCGTAGCTTGTTCTCGACTGTCAAGGATTCGAGGATCATGGCAAGCTGCTCGCCGTAGTCTTTGGCCTTGTCATAGTTCTTTAAAAACATAGAAGCCTCAACCAAAGAGCCATAAAGCATGGCTTGCGGCGCGTAGATCGTGAACCAGTTGGTTTGATTGGCAGAGTCTAGCGGCTGAATGCGCTCGTAATAAAGCACTTCAAAGTTATAGGCAGCATCAGGCGTTGGCGCGATTAGCCAGTGCGTGTAATCGTAGTCAGCGTAATACTTGGGCACATCCTCTTGCGCAGGATCAGGCCAATACTCACGCAGGTATTCCATGGTCCTAAGGAAAATGGGAGAACGC